CGGAGGTTCCACCGGACAGGATGGCCATTCCGTGAGCGAGGCATTCAAGCTCGAGTTGTGTCCAGGGCCGCGGCGTTCAACGCCGATCAGCAGGATCGAAAGCCTCGTCTACAAGGCAAGCCGCCGCGCCAAACATAGAGGGCAACGGTTTGAGATCACCGGCAGGGACTTATTGCCGGCCCCGGATGTGTGCCCAGCCCTAGGCATCCCGCTGCGGTATGACGGCAAAGGCCAGCGCGGCAATTGGGCAACGATCGATAAGATAGTCCCCGCGTTGGGTTACATACCAGGGAACGTGCAGATCATTTCCTGGCGCGCCAATAGACTGAAGGGCGATGGTAGCCCGCGCGAGCTGCTTGCGATCGTCAACTACATCACGCAGCGGATCAAGGCGTCGGAGGTTCTCTAAGATGCGTGGAACGGAGGCGGCTGGATGATGGACTCCGCTGTTGCGCGCGAGCTGTCCGCCGCCACGCACGTCTTCTCCTCCGCCGGCCAGGCGTTGTTCTTCTACGTCCGCGAGTTCGGCCGGCGCACCGGCATCCAAGTCCCTCTCGAGTACGGGTCGATCCCGATGCCTCGTGTCGTGCGCGAGCAGCGAGAAGCGACCTACGCGCGCATCGTAGCCGCGCTGCACGAACGGGAGCCGGAGGATTATAGCTTCGACCCGCCGTTAACCGAGGAGCGGCTCAACGCGCTCGTGCACTGGTACATGAGCGACCAGCCGCGCGCGTCGCTCGTCGAAGCGTTCGCCAAGGCGCTGGAGCTGCGCAGCGAGACGTGGGTGGCGTTCTGCCGTGAGTGCCGCAGGACGCGCAACATGTTCCGGCGGAGGATGAGCGGACGTGGATTGGTGGCGACTTGACATGACGCGCCGCGCCTTGCATTATACGCGCAAGCTTGGGCGCCCCACGCGCCGCAGGCTATCCCGACAGACTTGAATTTAGGAGGCCAGCCCGTGGCCCACGGTGGGCGTCGTCCTGGCGCCGGAAGACCAACAGGCGTGCGCGAGGCGTTGCCCCGCGGTGCGGTGATCGCGATCCGCGCGCTCAAGCACCGCGTCCCGGCTGGCGCCTCTCCGGAAGCCGCAGAGTTGGCAGGCGAGGCGCTGGAGACGGTGGTCGAGGTGATGCGCGGCAACGTGCGGAAGTTGACCCGGGAGAGACTGACTGCGGCAGCGATGTTGCGCGAGGAGATGTGCGGGCCAGTGCCAAAGAAGCATGAGCACACAGGCCCAGACGGGGGGCCGGTCAGCATCTCGATCAACGGGATCGTGAAGACGTGAACGTGGCCTGCGACCTGCCGCCGACGCTGGGGCGCTTCCTCGGATCGGACCACGCGGCGCGCTTGGTGGTCGGGCCTTTCGGCTCCGGCAAGTCGACGGCGTGTGTGATGGAGTTCCTGCGGCGGGCGACGGAGCAAGCCATTTCGCCGGATGGGAAGCGCAAGACACGGTTCGCGGCCATTCGCAATACATACCCGGAGTTGCGGGACACGACGCGCAAAACGTTCGAGAAGTGGATTCCAGCGGAACTGGGAACGTGGAGCGAGCAGCAGTTCAGCTTTCAGATGCGATTCAACGACGTCGACTGCGAGGTCCTGTTCCGCTCGCTGGATCGGCCGCAGGACGTGCACAAATTGCTCTCATTGGAACTGACGGGCGCCTACATCAACGAGTGGAGAGAGATCCCGCAGGAGATCTTCGACGGGTTGACTGGCCGCGTCGGCCGATATCCGTCGATGGACGAGGGCGGCCCCACCTGGTCGGGGATTTGGGGCGACACGAACCCATGGCACCCGACGCACTGGATTCCGATCCTGCTGCGCAAGCATCCGGGGACGATCCAAGTATTCCGCCAACCAGGAGGGCTTTCCGCTGCAGCCGAGAACGTCACGAACCTCAAGCCACGTTATTACGACGGACTGTGTGTCGGTAAGGATCAGGACTGGATCGACGTCTATGTGAACGGGCTGGACGCAGTTGCCTCGGAGGGCTCGATCTACGGTCGTCTGCTCTCAGTGCTCAGGGCGCGCGGCGGGGTAGCGGACTTCACCCACGAGGAAGGTGACGTCTTCACCGCATGGGATTTCGGGATCGCGGACTCGATGTCGATCTGGTGCTTCCGGTTCAGCGGCGAACGCGGCGTGGATGTGATCGATTGGTACGAGAACAATGGGTTCGGCCTCTCACACTACTTCGCCTGGCTGAAGCAGCGGCCCTGGAAATATATTGCGCACTACCTGCCACACGACGGAAGAGCGCGGAGCTGGCAGACCGGCCGATCGGCGGTGGAGTTGTTCGAGGAAGAGTTCGGGCCCGGGAGCGTGGTGATCGGCCCGGAGTTGTCTGTTGACGACGGGATCGGCGCCGCTCGCTGGCTGCTTGAGCAGGAGACGACGCGGTTCCATGCTCGCTGTGACGAGGTGCCAAAGGACAAGGACCTGTCGGGCATCGGAACGCTAGCCGAGTACAAGTTCGCCTGGGACGAGACGAACAAGATATTCAGCAAGAACCCGCTGCACAACTTCGCCAGTCACAGCGCGGACGCTTTCAGGGGGCTGGCTTGCGTGGTGCGGCACAGCGACCTTACTACCCGGCAGCCGGTGCCGCCGAAGACGCCAGATCCGCCGATGGTGATCGTCGGTCCAGATGGGACACCGCACCTGAATCGGACGTTCAACGAGATCGCGAAGGTGGCCATGCGCAACCGTCAAGGTGGGAGGAAGCACGTATGAGTCAGCTACCGCCTATCTGGCCATCGACAACGCGGGGAGTCGGATTCTGGCCGATGCTTGTGCTGCTCGTGTGGTTCGTGGCGGTTCTGGTCGTGTTCGGGTTGTGCTCCGCCGGTACGATTGATGTGTGCCAAGGCTTTTGAGTTTCACAAGGAGATATACATGAGCGTTCTCGATGCTGAGGCGCGCAGGGCGCTGAAGACAAGCGACTTCGCACTGCCGAAGGAGCGGGCGTATCCGATCCATAACCTTGCTCATGCCCGCGATGCGCTCTCGCGTGTCTCGCAGTTTGGCACTCCGGACGAGCAGCAGAAGGTGCGTGCGGCCGTGCACAAGAGGTATCCGGAACTCGCCGGGCAGGAGAAGCCGCCCATGGTGCATATGTGATCCTCCTTCGGAAGCACCGTTTCTGGAGCCGCTCGGCCGCGACCGTCTTCTGCGATCACGAGGGTTGCAAGGGTAGCGGCCCCGCCGATCTGGTGCTGGCACCCACTGGCGGCCTCGCGCTCAAGTGGGAACCCGGCAAGTGGCACGCGCTCATGGACATCGAGAATCCCGGCGCGCCGTTCCGCGTATTCTGCGCCGAGCATAAGCCGACGATCCAGCCGGTGCGCGGCGCGTTGCCGAACGGCTCTCCTGCCGCGCGCGCTGAACAGAAGCGCCTCATCGAGCTCGCCAAGCGCTGATGGCCGCCGCTGACGAGGAGTTCAAAGATACACCCGAAGGCGCGGCGACTCGTTGGGGCCAGGAATTCAAGGCCGCGAAGGAGGCGCTGAAGGGCTGGCATGATTCGGCCGAGGAGTGCGACAAACAGTACCGCGACGAGGTGGACCGAGATGGGGAACGGCTCGGGCTCTACGCGGCCGGGGTAGATCTGAAGGAAGCCACTCTGTACGGCAACACGCCGCGCGTCGACGTGAAGCGCCGCGACAACGACCAGGACGACGACGTGGCGCGCGTCGCCGCGGAGATCAAGGAACGGCTGCTCAATGGCGATCTTGAGCGTGAAGAGGAAGCGTTCCCGCGGGCCATCGCGCTGGCGTTAAAGGACTGGCTGATCCCCGGCTGCGGCTTGGTCTGGGAAAGATTCGTCCGCGAGACCGAGCCGGTGGAGGCGAAGGACGCGATCGTTGGCGAAGATGGGCAGGAACAGGCCCCGGCAGTTCCGGAGACCACGAGGCTGCTCAGTGAAGAAGTAGAGACCGATCATGTCTACTGGAAAGATCTCCTCTGGTCTCCGGCGCGCGTGTTCGAGGATCTGCGCTGGATGGCGCGGCGTGCGTTGCTCAGCAAGAAGACGTTCACCAAGAAGTTCGGAGACGAACAAGTGCCGGTGGCCATCGGCGCGGACCCGAAGGACAACACGGTGCCGAAGACACCGTGGGCGCGCATTGAGGTGTGGGAGATCTGGGACAAAGAAGGCGAGTGCGTCTGGTGGTACGTTGATGGCCACAGCCGAGTGCTAGTGCCGCGTGACTCGGACAGCGGCGAGCCGTTCAAGGCGAACAAGAACGGGTCGATTCCCGATCCGCTCGGTCTGCGCAACTTCTGGCCGTTCCCTGAGCCGATCATGGAAGGGCTCACCACCAGCAAGCTGGTACCCAGGCCATCGTACGCGAGAGTGCAGGACCAGTACGGCTCGATCAACGACCTGACCACGCGCATCGCGCTCTTGCGCGACGCTGTGGACGCCTCGGGCGTGTACGATCAGACCGTCGGTGAGTTGCAAGGCATCCTCAACTCCAAGGGCGAGAACAAGATGGTGCCAGCCGCCAACTACAAGGCGCTGGCCGAGAAGGGCGGAATCGCCGCCTGCGTTGCCTGGAAGCCGCTGGAGGCGATCGTGGTGGCGATGAACACCCTGCGTGAGTTGCGGAAGGAGGACATCGATCTCGTCTTCCAGGTCGACGGCACCGCGGACATCATGCGCGGGCAGGCCACGGAAGGCGGCGCGACCGCCACCGAGCAGGCGATCAAGGCGAAGTATGGAAGCATCCGGGGAGACAAGTCACAGAAGCGGTTTGCCCGGTTCTGTTCGGAGGCGCAGAGCATTCGCGGCGAGATCATCTGCAAGCACTTCTCTCCGGAAACGATTGCGGAGCGCGCGAACGTGCAGGGACTACCTCCACAGGACCAGCAACTCGTGCCACAAGCGATCGAACTGCTGCAGTCGGACGGCGCTCGCTTCCGCGTGGTCGTGAAAGCCGAGTCGGTGAGTCTGACGGACTACGCCGCGAACAAGCAGGAGTCGATGGACGTGATCGGCACGATGGGGTCCTTCTTCCAGTCGGTCGCGCCGCTGGTGCAGATCGCCCCGCAGCTCGGACCGAACGTGTTGCAGCTCCTGACGGCTTTCATCTCGCGCGTGAAGGGCGGCGACACGGCAGAACCGATCCTGGACGATATGGTGAAGCAGGTAAAGGCGATGGCGCAGCAGGCGATGGCCGCGCAGCAGGGACCGCCGCCGAACCCGCAGCTTCAGGTCGCGCAGGTCAGGGCGCAGGCGGAGACCGCCAAAGCCGGCGCATCGATTCAGCAGACGCAACTCGACACGCAGAAGAACGTGATCGAGCACCAGCTGGACATGCGGAAACTGGAGGCGGAAGTGCGCGCGGATGCGATGAAGACGGCCAGAATACAGATCGGAGCGCCGGCATGAGGCGACGATTTGTCTACCGACCCGATCACCCACGCGCCAACGAACGCGGCTTCGTCGACGTGGACGAGATCGGCTGGGTGGAGCAGGGACCGCAGGCCATCAACGCGCCGATTCTCGTCGATCGCTTCATGGAAGGCGCCCAGACAGCGGACGGCGTGGATATCGGCAGCAGGCTCAAGCGCCGCGAGTACATGAAGGCGACCGGAAGCGCTGATGCGTCCGACTTCTCGCGCGGCTACTTCGAGAAGGTCCGGTCGGCCCGCGACAACAGTGTCAAGGAGTCGACCCGCAAGACCGTCGCTGAGGTGTCGAAGATGGACGTTCGCCACCTACCCAAGTTCATCGAGGAAGGAAAGAAACGATGAGACGATTCCTGTACGGCGCTGCCGCACTCGCGGGACTCGCTCTGGTGGCAGCGGTTATCCTTCCTGGTCCGCGCCATGCTCTCGCGCAGGGCGTCCTGACTCTCGTTACCGAGAAGCCCGGCAACCCGGTCCCGACGCACGTCATGTTGCATGGCGCCAGCGACGGAACGAACACCGCAACGCTCTCGGTAGGTTCTGCTGCCAATAGCTCGGCCGCCTTCACCGGCAACAAAGCGCTGATCGTCGATATCCCTGGACAGTGGACGGTGACAAGCAACCCAGTCGCCGCCACCCAGGCCAGCGCGAGCAAGGCAGCCGGCGCCGGCGGAGTGCGGCACATCGCCGATTGCGTCACCATCGGACTCACGCCCATCGCGGCGCAGGCTGCCCCGGTCGTCTTCAACCTGCGCGACGGCGCGACTGGCGCCGGCACGATCCTGTGGTCCGTGGCGCTGATCGGTCAGCTTGGCGTCGCGCAACCTCCTGTTGTCCTCTGCGGCCTGCAGATTCCGGGCACCGCCGCTACTGCCATGACGCTGGAAAGCGCCGCCGCTCCGGCTGCCACCAACTTCGTCTTCGCCACCATCCAGGGCCACGATGCAAACTGATACTGACACCAGATCGGCGGTCGCGGAGATGTTCGCCAATGCCAAGGCCGGCGCGGGGCCCGTCCAGGACGCGCCAGAGTCGACAGGAGAGGCGTCCGCCGCGCCCGAGACAACCCATGCGGCCGCACCTGAGCGCGCACCTGCAGCCACCGTCCGAGACGAGAAGGGGCGATTCGCGGCAGAGAAGCCCGGAGCGGCGTCAAAGGGCAATGAGGCCCCCAGCGCGACCGGCTCGGGGGCGCAGGAGGGCGGATCGGAAGCCGAGGGTGCTAGCGAGCCCGCGGGGGCGGCGCCTTCTGTGGAGCCCACTGCGCCAGTTCTCCCCGATCTCAAGCCGCCGCAGGATTGGCGGCCTATCGCACGGGAGAAGTGGGCCGCCCTCCCACGAGAAGTCCAAGAGGAAGCGATCCGGCTGCATCTGGAGACGAGGAAGACGCTCCAGGAATCCGCCGACGCCCGTAAGGGCTGGCAGACGTATCAGGAAGTCGTCCGTCCGTACGAGGCGCAGATCCGCCAGGCCGGCGTGCAGCCTGATCAGTACATCGGCGATCTGCTGCGGACGGCGCACGCGCTGACGTACAGCCCACCACACCAGCAAGCCGACATCCTGGCCGACATTGTTCTTCGGTTCGGTGCCCACCTGCTCAAGCCGGACGGTACGGACGCCGATGGCACGCCCAGCGTCCCGCTCAACCGCGCGCTGATAGCGCGCATGCAGGGGCAGACGGCGCCTCAGACTCAGCAGCCGCAGAACGTACAGGAGATCGTCGATCAGGCCATGCAGAGGCGAGAACAGGCCGCCACGCAAGCCCGAACACAGCAGGAAACGGATCAGTTCGCCAAAACGCATGAGTTCTGCGAGCAGCTTGCTCCAGCAATGGCCGGGCTGCTCCGTGGTGGAGTCGCAAAGGACCTGGCGGACGCATACGAGAAGGCGAGCGCCCTGGACCCGCAAGTATCCAAGGTGTTGAAGCAGCGCGAGGAAGCCAAGGCCGCGAACGCCCGTCGGGCGTCGACGACGGCCGCGGCAGCCGCCTCGGGCGTGAAGAACGAGCCGGCCGGTCCCAGCAGCGGAACCGACGCGGCGAAGGACACGCGCGAGGAAGTCGCTAGACAGTTCCGGAAGGCACGGCAAGCCCGAGTGTAGTGCGGGACGACCCGAAAGGGATCCCGGATCCGTGGTGCCCCTCACTCTCGTGCGGGGCGCGAGCGAACGCCATCGTGGCGTTGACGCGCAAAAGCCGGGAGACCGCAATCAAACCGAGGGATAGCCATGGCCACTCCAAACGTGGGCGAGATCGTCTCGTCCACGATCCAGCATCGAAACAAGAAGTACGCCGACGACTTCACACAGAACAATGCGGTTCTGTTCTGGATGGCGAAGCGCGGGAAGATCAAGCCAGCCGACGGCGGCGAGAAGATCTACGAGGAAGTCGCCTTCGCCGCGAACACCAACGCGACCTCGTTCGACGGCTACGACACGTTGCCGACCGGGCAGCAGCAGGTCTTCGACACGGCGGAGTACGCCTGGAAGCAATACGCCGCGGCGATCACCGTTAGCGGCAGGGAGAAGCGGCAGAACGCTGGCACAGAACGCATGATCGACCTCGTCGCAGCGAGGATCGACAACGCCCGCGGCTCGCTCAAGAACCGCTGGGCGCTCGATGCCTACGGTGACGGAACCGGGAACAACGGGAAGAACCTGACCGGCCTCGTTGCGTTCTTGCCCACCGACCCTACCACCGGCACCGTCGGCGGCATCAACCGGGCGAACTTCACCTTCTGGCGCAGCCAGATCAAGACGCAGACCGTCTCGTCGACCACGATCCTCGCAGCTATGAACACCCTCTGGGTGAACTCCTGCCGTGGGACCGACAAGCCGCAGATCATTCTCTCCGACAACCTCCTGTACGTGATGTATCTCGCGGCGCTCCAGCCGAACCAGCGCTTCATGGACGCTGCCACAGCCGAGGCTGGCTTCGAGAACGTTAAGTACAACACGGCGCCGGTCATCCTCGACGGCGGGATCGGCGGCAATTGCCCGGCCTCCCAGATGTTCTTCCTGAACCTCGACTACATGTACTGGAGACCGCACACCGAGCTGAACTTCGCCTCGATGGACGAGGACGAGGAGGGCCGGCAGCCGGTCAACCAGGATGCCATGATCAAGTTCCTCGGCATCATGGGCAACATCACCTCTTCCGGTCCGCAGTTCAGCGGCCGACTGAATGGAACATAGCCATGGCCTATCCGACCACTCTCGCATTCAAGTCCACTGATGTCGTCATCGGTGCGCCAGCCATCGATCTCAGCGACACCACCCAGCGGGCAGCCATCGGGACTCGGAGGCGCTTTGTCGATCCGACGTACGGAGAGATCGAGTGCATCTACCTGAAGGGCGTTGCGGCGACGGCGCAAGGTGATCTCGTCGTCTACGACCCGAAGGCCAATACCACCACCCGCAGCGTGGCCGCTTCACGCGGCCCGGTGGCGGTAGCGATGGGCATCAACCTGGCCAACCAGTTCGGCTGGTACGCGGTCCATGGCGTCGTGCCGGTGAGCACCACGGCGGCGGGCACCGGAGCGGCCAATGCCGGCCTGGCGGTCACGGCGACCGCCGGGCAGGCGACTGTGCGCGCTGCGGCGGCGCAGGGCGTTGACGGGCTGGTCTGCAAGAGCGCGCAGGACGGCCCCGGCGTCGGCTTCACCGACGTCGAGTTGGCCTATCCGACCGCGAACGGCCTGACGCAAGCGGTTCACGCAAACCGGGGGCGCCTCAGCGATGGGGCGTCCCCTTTGTGCCGGAGGCGAAATGCCCAGACGAGCAAGCGATGCGA